TGTTTTTTTTTTTTTTTTTTTTTTTTTGGAAAAGACGGCTTTGCCAGCCGTCTCCTTTAAAATATGTCGATTCATGCTATGCAGTACAAAAATCCGGTGAACGAATCCACCTTGAAAATACTACAAAACATCATTGAATGACATTTAGATTAAACGAGACGGAGACGTTCTACGAACGTAACTCTAGCTTTAAACATGCGTGTACATGCGGTTCCCACCGACCGGGATTCTCCGAAGAGAAAACTCAGTTTTCTTGAGGTAACCATTCCTGAGCACAAGTGCTCTCACGAAGGGTGAATATTGGCCCAATTCACATAGGGGTTCTTTGTTTTAACGGTTTTCTCCGGTTTGATATCGCAATGTTTCTCTGCGCGCACATTATCTTTACAGACCCTGTCCGAGAGGGTCCCCCACCCCACTCATGCGGGGGAAGGTACAGTGGGTTCCAAGTAGTAACTAGGAACATTCAGGAAGTATAGTGGTTGAAAATCTGGTCCAGCGTGCCAATATTTATCAATACGAAGATTGTTAATAGGCGTTGTACTACCTGAAACTGACAACACAAATGTGTCGTCTGCACTACCATCTTGCGCAGTACCACTGGCAGGTGCAAGTGTTGTATTACCAGGTGCTGTGGAATTAAATTTAAATAAATTATAATTCGGACACAATACAGATATACCTGCTTGTGTTTTCTGTGTTGTTAGGGCCATACCACCACTAGTATTTAAACTTGTGGTCAACTCCCTATGAGGGATAGTTGATGATGAACTCACGGGTCCAGAAGATGTTATATCATCATCCCAGACCATACTATTAACAGGTTCCCTGACAACTCGAATATCATCATAGTACACTGTCGTTCCAGAAACGGAATTGCAGTTAAAAGTCCACACTCCAGATCCTCTGTATCCAACAAAACAGGGCAAAATCCAATTAATGGCATTTGTTTTAGTGTAATTGAAGGGAGAGAATCCAACACCGACAGTTCTATTGGCAATATGAATACCGTTAGGATCAAATCCAAAATATGGTGGCAACTTACCAAAAGTCGATACCAATGAAGAATAGGTGTTAGTTCCAGTCTGCTGTTGAGAATACACAAAATTTGCACGATGTAAGAGTACACGAAGTGATTTAATAATCTCTCCGTAGTTAATTCTCATTTGCGATGGTAAGGTCATAGGCCCCGAAGATCCCATCACCTTGCGCTCATGCTCCTCAGCAGAAATATCCTTAGATTGCACTTGGTAGTGCGAAAGCTGGGATCCGGGCCTCCGAGGATTTCCGAATTCCATATTATCTGCACCACGAACATAACACAGTATATTTACTGGTGCTGTAAGTACCGGAGCTGTTAGTGCTGTTAACACTCGCACAATTATGGCTCCATTGTCCCTATTCTCAACAACATTCCATGTAGGAGTTAGAGAGTTGGAAAAGGGAATATTAGCGACAGTATTGGCAGTGGCTGTTTGCAAAAAGGGCAACGCCTGATTGTACGGAACTCGAATTTCAACATCGTCACACTCTCCTATATCAACAATCTGAGAGTATATGGCGGAAGTTACCTGCGGGACAGTCACAACATTATTTACAGCATCACCTTGTGGATCAAAAGCAATCATCAAGCGCCCCTTATGATATGGGCTTGCTATAATCTTGAATCTGAAAATGATGTCGCCTCTCCAACCTTCAAATAAGACGGCAGGAATAGCCATTGGAGTATGATCTACTACGTTGTTGACAGCATTTCCATTTTGCCTAAACATATATGGATGTACACGTGAATAGAACAGAATATCATCTGCCGCATTCGTGGTGTTCCACGTTGAGCGCAATATATATGACTCTTTCTTTACGAAAGAGTCTATCGCTAGTGGATCACCTGGAGGAGCTCCAACTAATGTCGGATCAATGCTAAGCTCATTCTTGGCATGGAGTGTCAACTTCTCATTCGGAAATCCAATTTCTGTGCTAGCTAATGGACCAAAAGCTCGTGGTTGATATGGTAAAACATTTTCAATCACAGGCACATTGGTATATCCAAATAAGCTTGCTATTCCAGAGATCGCTTGCGCTCCAATTTCAGTTGCTGTAGCAAACTTTCCTATAATAGGAATATTACGCATTGTGCGCGCCATTCGAGCAATAGTTGAAGCTGGTGCTGAAATGGGACCATTCCCATATTCATCTGCCGTCATCTCTTTGGATTGCAGGGCTAAAGATAACGTAGAACCCGAAAGTTCCACATCTTCAGCCCATGCATATATCTGAACCGTCACTCCTGTACCGGTAACGCCATTGGCGCTCCGAAGAGTTGTAAAAGTTAAGAATTCCAAGAGACCCATATCACGAAAATCTTGTGCAGTATTAATATCTAACCAATTCTTGTGATAGAAAAATGGTAGTGTCATTTCCGCTCCCATACTATGTTGGGGATAGATGTAAGAAATAGGTCTCTGAGAGTAGGGCATCAATAATTGATCCCCTGTAGACACTTTAATTGTACTTGGTGTCAATGCGGGCAAAGGCTGATAGGTCATGCCAAGACATCCATAGTAAAATGGCGATGCATTTATCATAACTTTAACTTTCAAATTGCATTTTATAAACGCAAAATTATTCAGTTTAAATTTGATTCTTGCATCGTTAAAAAATAAATGCCAGGGTCTAAATAAACCTAA